GACAGTTAAATGCAGTATGGTACGCAAGAGAGCTGGCGGTCTACACGATTCAGATCTGCAAGAATAAAAAGGTATTTCTTCCGGAATATCAATCCGCGCTCACGGACGATATCATCCGGACCGCGAAAGACATTTATATAAATGCCTGGACCGCAAACAACATCCGGGTAACAGAAAAGAATAAGAAAGAATTATGGCTCTGGAGAAGCAAACTGCAGCGTCAGGCGATTCTGGATTGTAACAACTTGCTTGCACTGATCGGGCTTGCGCACCCTCTCTTTCACCTGAAAGGCAAAAGAGTAGAATACTGGTCAGAACAGACACTCAAAGTTAGAAACTATATCAAAAAATGGCGAGAATCTGACGTAGATCGGTATTCATAAATACATGGGACGTAGGCTATCACCTCAGAATGTGTTTTCTCGTTCAGCTAACCGTGGCAACGCTAACAACGTCATGAATGTGAACACCAGCGGCAACGTCAACAACACGAACGCATGGAACTCGAATGTGTATGCCCCGATTGTCTTCCTAAAAGCATTATGGTTATTGCATAGCAATGATCGCCTTGAAGATATAGACAAGGAGCCGAAATCCCTGGCATAAGCCTAAACAATACCGCGGATAATCGAAAGAGACAGCGCGTGACTCATATAAATGAGCCTGCCAGCGCTGAGAAACTGCGGAATACAAAAGATGAAAGACTATATAACAAGTTATGACAGCTTGTACGAATCCATGATGAAGTGTAAGAAAGGAGTAACCTGGAAGCCCTCTGTTAAATCATTTGTATTGAACGGAGAGGAAAACATACTCCGCATGAAACACCAGCATCAGGATGGAACCTGGAAAAATGGAAAGCCTAAAACAGTTTTGGTTACATATCCAAAACGCCGGGAAGCCTTGAGCATTCCGTTTAAGGATCGCATATATCAAAGGAGTATCAACGACAACTCCCTTTACCCTCAAATGACACGGGGATTTACTTATGCAAACTGCGCCTGCCAGACAGGAAAAGGAACAGATTTTGCAAGGGGATTGGTCAAAAGATACTTATGGAATTATTTCTGCAATTACGGTCTGGACGGATGGATAGTTCAAATTGATATTCACGGATATTATTTGAATATGCGCCACAGTGACGTAGAGAACCAGATCGCAGACAGAACAGACAAAGATACGACAGAAATGTCGTGCGGAGTCTTACGGGATCAGTACGCTGGAGAGACCGGATACAATCCGGGATCACAGATGGTCCAAATCGCAGGCATCTCTCTTTTAGATCCTGTCGATCACTATATCAAAGAACAGCTGCATGTAGAATATTACATAAGATATATGGATGATTTCTGGATCCTTGTTCAAACAAAAGAAAAGGCGGAGGAGGTTTATTCCGGGACAATAAAGAAACTCCGGAAATATGGCCTGGAGATAAATGAAAAGAAATCCCGCATGACACCGCTTAGAAAAGGATTCACTTTCCTGGGTTTCGATTACCGGTTAACAGATACAGGAAAAGCGATTATGACACTAAACTCAGACAGTGTAAAGCATGAGAGAAGAACCCTTGTAAGAATGGTACATAAATCTCAGAAAGGAAAGCTGGATGAAAAGAAAGTGGACGAACATCACAACTCCTGGGAAAACAATGCTGACAAAGGTAATTCGTACAAAATGATGCAAAGAACAAACGAATACTTAGAAAAATTGAGAAAGGGTGAAGATCATGGAAGTAAGAAAAATGTCTCAGACTCCTGCAGAAACAGCGGAGGACGAAAACCTCAAAGCAACCGTGGAAAAGCAGAAAAAGGTTATCGAAAACCAGAAAGTAACAATTCAGTATCTGGCAGCAATGACAGACGTGTACATTCCGGAAGAAGAGGAGGAGATCGAAGATGAAAACAATCTTGCTGAGAATGAAGAAAATTTATAATCACGAAGCCTGGATGAAAATGGTTGAGCAGGCAAAGGAGCGCGGAAAGCTCAGCGACGAAGAATATCAGGAGCTTGTTTCCATGGACGAAACGGAGGAAGAATGACAAAGTTACAGATTATATCGAAACTCTGGTCCATCGTCTTTGATCTGGTCCTGCTTGCTAACGGACAGAGCGATAAAACTCTACAGGAAATCGAAAAGGACATTGATCTAGTAGAATTTAATTGCCGCAAATATGCGGACATTGACGATGATGAATTGCCAGAGAATATAAGAGCAGAACCATTAAAGGACACATTACCTTTTTAGTATACCGGATAAGCGGAGAAAGGAAACAGAGATGGAAACAGTCATTTCAGCTTGTATCAGTGCAGCGGTAACTCTTGCGGTATGCCTGATTAGCAACAGCAGTCAGCAGGAAAAAACAAGGGCGCTGATGGAATATAAAATCAGTGAACTCACTGAAAGAGTAAACAAGCATAATAATACAATTGAACGCACATTTGAGCTGGAGCGCCGAATGGATGTCCAGGAGGAACAGATCAAAGTTGCGAATCATAGAATTGAAGATCTTGAGAGAACAGAAAGGAAAGGTGAATAAAAATGACAGTAGATCAGATTATGAACTATGTAAAACCAGAACTCATTGTTGTTGCAATTGTGCTGTATTTTATCGGAGTATGGCTCAAAAGCGTGACAGAAATCAAGGATAAGTACATCCCGTTTATTTTAGGCGGAATTGGAATTTTACTTTGCGTCCTTTATGTGTTTGCAACAAGCACCTGCAGCACCGGCCAGGACATTGCAATGGCGATTTTTGTTGCAATCACGCAGGGAATTTTAGCTGCAGGTCTTTCTACATACGTTAACCAGCTTATCAAGCAGGCAAATAAGGAAGAATAAAGCAAGGGGGATGCGTAAAGCATCCCCTCTTTTGTGGAGGTAAAGAGATGTTAAGAATTATGGGACGGGCTAAAGCTACAGTGGAACAGCTTCGGAAATATATTAAAAAAGTAAATCCGCAGGCGAGTGACGCTGTTACAAAATTACCTGCTATATATATTGCAGAGGGAGAGCTGGAGGGTGTCCGGGGAGATATCGCATTCGCACAGAGCTGTCTGGAAACCGGCAACTTTACATTCGCCGGATCTGCAGTAACGTTCGATCAGAATAATTTTTGCGGTCTGGGTGTAACGAAAAACGGAATGAAAGGCAATAGTTTTGATACACCGCAGAAAGGAGTACGCGCACAGATTCAGCATCTGAAAGCGTATGCTTGTACTCAGAGATTAAATGGAACTTGTGTGGATCCACGTTTTACTTATGTTGATCGTGGCTGCGCAGAATATGTGGAACATCTTGGGATCCAGGAGAATCCAGCTCACAAAGGATGGGCCGCCGGAAAAAACTACGGTCAGGAAATTATCAGAATCTTAAATACAATCATGGACGAAGAGGAGGAAACCGAAATGAAAATTAATACATCATTAATCAGTAATAACAACAGCTATGCTGGACAGGTGCCGAAGTACATTGTGATTCACAACACAGATAATTATGCTGCAGGCGCGGACGCCCACGCCCATGCAAAAGCGCAGCATGACGGGAATTTTTCGGGATATTCCGCACACGTCTTTGTTGACAACAAAGGAGCATATCAGGCACTCCCATATAACAGAGGTGCGTGGCATGTGGGCGTAAACTATGGCGGCCGTTTGTTTGGAGTGTGCAGCAATCACAATTCAATCGGCATCGAAATGTGTGTGCAGTCAGGATACAATTATGAGAAAGCATTCCAGAATACTGTAAACGTGTGCAAGCAGCTCATGAAACAGTATGGAATCGACGCGGATCACGTTCTGCAGCACTATGATGTGTGTGCAAAGAACTGCCCGTCAGCAATCCGGGCAAAGGGAGACTGGAACAGATTTAAACAGCTGATCGGAAGCTCCGAGACAGTAACTGTAGAGAAATATTACAGAACACGAAAGACTTGGGAAGACAGCAAGAGCCAGATCGGGGCATATAAGAGTCTTGAGAATGCCAAAAAAGAATGGAAGCAGGGTTACACAATCTACGATTGGAACGGAAAAGCAGTATATCCAAAAGCAACAGAAAAGAAAACTGCAGATCTTACAGGAACTATTAGCACACAGCTTCCAGTCATTCAGAGCGGATGCACTGGTACAGCGGTGCTCATGTTACAGGCAGCTCTGGGAGTAACGGCAGACGGAAGTTTTGGAAATGAGACGGAAACAGCTCTGAAAGCATTCCAGGAGAATACAAAAATTATTGCAGACGGAATCTGCGGAAAAGACACATGGGTAAATATCTTCACACATGCACAGGTGAATACTTTTAAATAAACAAATTAGTAGTAGTAACTGGTAGCAACCTACAGGTTACTATCAGTTACTACTACAAAAAGGTCATAAAAAAATGACCTTTAAATTCTTGTGATCGTCAATCTGGATTTCTTTAATGACTGATCTCCAGAGCTGACGGCGTTCGGCTGGTTCCAATGTCTGATATATAGATTCCAGATCCATATTTAAGAGCTTCCGGATTGGAGCCAGATCTTTCTGCTCCTGGTTACGTGGGAGATTCTCCAATTCTTTTATATATTTCTCTTTATCTCTTTTTAGTTCATCCATAGTAATTATGTCATTTACGTACAGATCTTTCAACTTATCAATTTTTCTCAGGAGTGTTGCTCTCCGGGAATCATAATCAATCACTTTAGCACTTGTAATTTCATAATCTGCAATATGCTCCTGCAGGAGAGGCTTGATATTTGCAATCAGGTACCTTTCTATACATGATTCGAATATAACTTTGCGATTGCTGCAACGCTTGCTTGGATAGGCGCCATGACATTTGTAGAGAGGATATTTGTAAAAGCCACCAGCCTTTTTCTTTATTTTTCGTGTAGCACCAGAAAATGAATGACCGCAGTGAGCGCAGCGGAGTAAACCACTAAATATATAGTTATATTTCTGGCTGATTTTGACATTAATAGCAAGCAGCTCCTGTACACGCTCAAACAGATCCAATGGAATGATGGCAGGACAATAATGATCGTTATCCCGGAACACACCAATATATTTTTTGTTTTTTAAGATTGCAGTTTTGAGATTGCTTTGAGTCATAACGATACCCATATCAGATTCCAGATGCGTGATTGTCTGGTTCAGGGAATTGCAAGCAGCATAAAACTGGAAGATATGCAGCACCTTTTCAGCGTCCTGATTAGGTACAAGATGTTTGTTTTCAATGGAAAATCCGAGAGGTGCCTTTCCGGCCAGAACTTCACCCTGCCGGTATTTATAGTCAAACACGTCCCGGATCCGGACAGAATCGTTCTCTGCTTCCAGCTCTGCAAAGGTCATGGACTGCGCAACGAAAGCCCGGCCATGCGGTGTGGTCGTATCAAAGTACGGCTGATCGACAGCAAGCCAGTCACAATGGTTCGCTTCGAGAACCGCCTGCGTATTCAGATAGTGTCGCAGGCTGCGGAACCAGCGGTCGAGTTTAGTGAAAATAATCAGATTCACGCGTCCGAGCCGGACATCATCAAGCAACTGCTCAAAATCTCCACGTTTGATTTTCCTGCCGGAGATTCCATCATCAATATAGGTTCCGGCCAGAACCATGTTTTCTTTAGATGCAATATAGGCTTTGCAGGTGGAGAGCTGTTCATCAATACTGTCTCCCTTTTTCGCCTGTCGGTCTGTGGAGACACGTACATATATAGCAACATTTGTTATACTCATAGTATCACTCCTTAAAAAATGGGTATAAAAAATACACCTATGCAGGCGTATCAGTTCGTGCTATAATTCTAATTGTCTGGAAAAGAATTGTAGCATCAAATGATAGCTGCAGAGTTTTCACAAAGTCGTCCTGGTGCGCCAGCACTGGGACGGTTTTTATTTTACTTGAAATTAAAACTCAACTGGTTCTCCGGTCTCAATGGAAATAAAATCCTCTTTCAGAAGATCTCCGCCGAATAACAGTTTTGCGTCATGTTCTTCACCGTCAACATAATCGTATGTACACACATCCAGAACTCCTTCATAAAGAACAGAAATCTTGGAAGTTGTGTTCGTGCTGAAATTTACAATACCATGAATTTCGTCATCAGAAACAAACATTTCTTTATAATAATCTACGCAGTAATCAAAGACATCTGCATCAGAATCTACAATAGTAGAAATTTTCCAATTTCCGGTGACGTCATTGCGAACTTCCGGAGAATAGTCGAACTCAATATCATCAATGGTATAAGTACCGGCTTTAACCTCTTTCTTTTTGTCTTTCTTATCTTTTTTGGAATCTTTTGACTGTTCCTGTTTTGCGTCCTTTTTAGATTTTGCCAGGACCGGCGCTGGAGAAGCTGCCATAATTCCACAGAGTAACAATGCAAGCAATTTCTTTCCCATAAAGTACCTCCTTGAGATATAAAAGCATATTATTATATTTTTATGTGCATCCTATATATACGGAGGAAATGCACATGGATGTTCTGACATGGCAGGCAAGGCACAAACGAGGAATCACATTGAAACAGCTGGAGAAAATGACCGGAATTGGAAAAACAACATTAAATAACATTGAAAATGGTCTGGTATCTCCGACGCTGTGCCAGTTGGAAGCAATCGCACGCGCACTTGATGTAAAAATGACAGATTTGTTTACATCTGAATACAAATAGTATAGCAGAATAAAACGTCAAAATATTCATATCAGAACTATTTCCCGATATCGGGAAAACGGAGCTGAACGTATTTCCTCTTTCTGGAAACTAGTATATAATCAGATCAGAAAGAGGTGATGCAGATGGACACACGCCAGAAGATCGACGCACTGCTCCAAAAGATCACATCTGAAAGCCAACTGCAACGCATATACAAATTCATACAGTACATATACGTTCACGGCCAGAAGTGATCGAAAAGGGAATCCGAAAGGGTTCCCTTTTTATATTCAAAACTGCAGCACTAAATCTTTTTGCTAAGTCTTTTAATGAAATCTTTCAGAACCTGCTTATCATCAGCGCTGAGTTTTAAATATTCTTCGATCAGGACTCGATCGAAACTGTCGCAATCATATTGTACACATAGTTCATCAAGGACTGTCTGCGGCAGATCGTCAAACATTTCTCCCTCACCATTTACCAGATAATCGTAGTTTACATTGTATTCACGACAAATTGCCTTTAACATCTGATCGGTTAAGGAGTTTTCACCTTTTTCTATTTTAGAAATGGCAGTTTTTCCGACGCCTAATTTCTCACCAAACTTTTCTAAGGTAAGGTTTAATTCTTTTCGAATCTCGCGGACTCGCTCACCTTGTGTCATGAAAATATACCTCCTTTCAAATATACAATACCACGGCAAATAATAAAGGTCAATAAAAAAGTGCCTTAAAGGGACAAAAAAGTATTGACATATTCCCTTAAAGGCACTACAATGTAGCTACAAGGAACAGAAAGGGGAAATTGAGATGGACAATAATAATTTAAGTAATAGAATCGCTGATTTATTGAAACAAAGAGGAATGACACAGAGAGAACTCGCCGTCAAAGCTGGTATCACAGAAAAAAGTATGGCAGGTATTGTCAGCGGAGAGCGCACCCCTATGGGGCCAACCGTTGCTAATATCGCAAATGCGCTGCACACCACTCCTGGTTATCTATTAGGAAAAGAAGAAAAGAAAGAAGAAGAGATGACAGGATTAACAACAAAAGAACAGGAAAGAAAAGCAATACAGAAAATCAGAAAGATTGTTGAGGAGTTAGGTGAGAACAGTTATGTCGGATTCGCAATGGACGGAGTTCTGGAACTGGCAGAGAAAAACATCCGGGACGACACTGCGTACAGCATGAAAAAACGTGCAGAAATCGCATGGGAGAGAGCGGACAAAGCAGAGAAAGAGAATAAGAACCTGAAAGCAGAGACTGAAGACCTGAAAAAGACCGTCAAGAAGAGAAGAACAACCATTTCAGAACTGAACACGGAACTCTGCAATGCGAGAGCCAAGGCAAAGGCGAACGAGGTTCCTGAAGAATTGATACAGGAGATGTATTGCATGGCATATGACAAGGAAGCAGAGTCGATCGGAAAGATGGAAAGGGCAGCAGATCAGATGACAGAAGCCACTATCGCCGGAGAAGATGCACATGGATTCGCAGAGGAGTACAAGAAGCAAAAAGAGAACCGGAACAGATACAGAAAAGTGATGGAGATGCTGGACCAGAGAGAAAGACGGAGGGCCGGAAGATGAAAAAGATAGATTTCAGACAGAGAGCAGCGAAAACAGAAGAAAGAAAACGTAAAAGCAAGTATGCGGATGTGATGGTCAGAGCAACGGTGATGGGCCTGATGAAACCGGATGAAGATGTGGACAGAATGATGGACATTGAAAGCGCAGACAAGAAGTTCAATATGCGTCTGGACGAGTGGCTGAATGCGGATGACTTCAATTTCGCCCATGATTTCTATGGAATCGTGAACAACATTAACAGAGAGAAAGGGTTCCCGGCAACGGACTTCGGATTCTTCGTTCCGAGATTCACAGGAAGATAACAGAATATAGTTTCAAATAGCCGAAACAGGGGCCTCGCCCCTGTCTGGACACGATGGCAACGTGTTCACTGATGAGGCAAGCCAAAAGTCTAACCCGGAGTAATACCGGAAGATATGAAAGGAATACACACAAACATGAAAGGAGGAATAAACATGATGGCAACAAGAGAAAACACATTAGACAACCAGACAGAAGATGTAAAGGAATTTATTTCTTTATTGAAAGACCTGGATTATGGAGAAAAACGTGAGATCAAAGGCATCATGATCGGAATCCGACTGACGAAACAGCTCAATGCAGCAAGAGTATAAGACCGGGAGGTACCGCCTCCCGGAAAAAGGAGGAAAACACAATGGAAATACAAGGAACATTTAACGCGGTAAGGTTCTACGAAACTCTTGCCGCGATCCTCTCAAAGAAGCATGGCGTTGACATCACCGTAAAGGTGAAAGAGAAGCCGAAGAAAGAGGAAACAGCATAAGGAGGCAGAAATGGAACGAAAAGTAATCACATCAATGTTGACAGGGTATCTGATCTCAATGCTGCCGGTTTGGGAGATCGGCAGCAGGATCCAGGCGATTATGCTTACACTTGCGATAAGCGTGTGCGCATTCATATTCATGCTCTGGATTGAAGATATATTCGAGAACATAAAAAAGACTCTCACGTTGGCAGACGTGGGAGCCAAAAAGAAAAAACAACTTTTGTAAATAGTATAAGAAACCTGAAAAGAAATGTCAAGGAGGATTATATGCTTAAAAGTGATTTTAATGGATATGAAGAGTTTATGAAGAAAATAGGAGAAGCAACAAAGGAGGCTGGAAGCGGTGAGCTGCTTAAACTGGTGTTTGAAAGACAAACAATGTGGTTGAACAAAATTGCAGACGCTATTTTTCCAGCACCAAACGGAGATATGCCGTTTATTATCAATGCGCTTGAGATAATCGCAAAAGATATGTGAAAGGATAATCCGGAAACAGAATTAGTTGTAGCGCATTTCAGAGAGGCAATGGAGTTCGAGGCACACCACATTGATGCTCCAGGGAATATGACGGAAGCAGCAGCGAAAACATATTGTGAAGTCAAGAAAAAACAGCACGGTATTATGTAAACTAAATGAGCTGACATACATGCAACAAATGTCAGCTCAGAATCATGTGTAACGATCTTTATATCATTGTAATGCCGGATCCTTGAAAACTCAAAAAAGCAAGCCTGAAAGCAGGGGAGAGAAAACCCTGTTGCAAACTTGCTAGAAGTATTAGAGATGGATTCAAAAGGGGACTTATATGAGCTACAAAAGTATGAGAATGAGGTTCCGGAATGTCATAGAGGTGTATGAGTATCATACAGCAAGGTATGGAGCACCGGAACAGAAGAGGCAGGAGAAGAAGAAAGCCACCCCGGAGCAGATGAAGAAGAGGAACCAGTATAACCGGGAGAGGCTGGCGCGCTGGAAGCTCCGGAACAATTTCGACGTGGATGATTATTTCTCCAGACTGTCATATGCAATAGACAAGAGACCGGCGTCCATGGAAGCAGCAAAGGAAGACTGGAAAGCATTCCTGCAGGTTCTTCGGAGAGAATACAAGAAACGGGGAGCAGAGCTGAAATGGATGCGCAACATTGAGGTAGGCACAAGAGGAGCCTGGCACATACACATCATAGTGAACAGGATTCCGGATACCGACATCATTTTGCGAAAGGCATGGCCGCATGGACAGGTGGAAAACAAACTCATGTATGAAAAAGGTGAGTTTGCTGATCTGGCAGCGTACATAACAAAGACACCGGATACAGAGCCAAGGTTGAGGGAGGCGAGTTATTCAGTGTCGAGGAACCTGCCAATTCCGGAGCCGGATGAAAAAGTGCATAAGCACTGGGAGACATGGGGAAAAGTCAGAATCCCGAAAGGGTGGGAAGTGGAAAAAGACTCTTTTCACGAAGACATCAACAGCGTGACCGGTCAACCATACCGCACATATACACTGATCCGCACGAAGAGACTGCCAAAGAAGCAGGAACAGAAAAAGAAAGTAAAGAAAAAGAGGGAATAAGGGCATGAAAGTAAATATATATCTGGAGACGGACAAGCAAAACCAGGAATGCACCTGGCGAAAATACGGATATGTACTTGAAGCCATGGCCGGAAGATGCATACCAGTAACCCGTGTAGGGTTCGGATCAGCAGAGGGAACATATCACAAGTGCAATCTGCAGGCGCTAGAAGAAGCTCTTGTACGATTCCACAAAGAATGTGAGGTATGCGTATATACAAAAGACGCGTTTGTTGCAGCACGGATCCTGAAAATAGATGAAATGGCAGCAACAGATTTCAAAGATACAAAAGGCAAACCGATAAAGAACGCTAAGGAATGGGAGAGTATCTGCAGAAAGATAAAAGAGTGCAGCATCGTGATATCCTCTCACTCTGGAAAGCACACATACTCCGTATGGATGCAGGAGGAAATGAAAAAAGATGGAGGAGATATGGGGAAAGGGATGGAGCCTGAGACCAGAACAGAACCCGGCTGACATGGAATACATAGGCACGATCACTAGATCAGGATATAAATTCACGTATTACAAAGACCAGAAAGGAGGGATTTATTTTAACAGCGAGCCAGAGAACGGCAAACCCGAATGGATGCGCCGAGCCGACGAAGAAAGAGGACGACGGAATAGACACAAACATTGAAGCTCTGGAAGAATACATCTGCGACAATATCTGCAGATACAGAGAAGAAGATTTAAACCAGGAGGAACTGGATTATTTCTGCCATTACTGTGAACTGCAGAAGCATACAGACGGGATCAAAGCAGAATATGACAAGATCAATCACTTTGACCATAGCCAGGCTATGAAACTTATGGACAGGTACAAGCATATTGTACTCTGCGAAGAATGTGAGTACAGATATTACTCAGAACCAGAAAACATAGGCTATTGCCAGTGTGTAGAGGGAATACGCAGAAAACTGAAACCAGGGGACGGATGTAGCTGCGGAAAAAGAAAAGAATAACAACAAGAAAAGGGGAAAATTATGAGAACAGTAGCGGTTATTAACTTAAAAGGCGGAGTGGCTAAGACGATCACATCAAACAGCATTGCGTACATCCTTGCAAACCAGGGATACAGAGTGCTCCTGCTTGACAACGATAAGCAAGGGGATGCATCGAGAGGATTGAACCGACGCACCCAGGATGGAGAGGGCATTGACAGGATCATGACGACGCGGCATCCGGAAGACTGGATGCACAAGCTCATCAAAAAAACAGATTTTGAGAATCTGGACGTGCTCCCGGCAAACATGCGTCTGCTTACAGCAAATCAGACGGTCATGCTGGATCAGACACGCCCGCAGCAGTATCGTATCAAGAACGCACTCGAATGTGTCAAGGATCTGTATGATTTCTGCATCATTGACAACGCACCGGATATTAATATCTCCACGATCAATGCGCTGACAGCGTGCAATGATGTATTGATTCCTGTCGAAATCGACGACAACACCGGAGAGGGACTACCGGAGCTTGTCAATCAGATCCGGCATACGCGAGAGGACCTGAACGAAGATCTTGAGAATTATTGGATCTTTATCACGAAATACGACAGAAGAAACGAAGCGCAGCGACAAGGACTGGAGCTGATCCAGGCAGCAGAATACCCGATGTTAAAAACACGTATCAGATATTCCAGAAAAGTATCAGAGTGTACATACGCGAGAATCCCGATTCCGAAGTACTCACCGAGATCTTTAGCTGCAAAGGACTATGAGGACCTTGTAACAGAGTATATTGCAGAGCTGAACATATCAGGAGGTGAGGAGTAATGGCTTTTAACCTTGCCGATATGGTTGCGAAACGTCCGAAACAGATACAGGAAGAAAACTCAAGTGATACGGTGTACAGAGACGTGTTCAAACTAATCCCATCGAAAGCGAATTTTTACGGGGTCAAGCCGGAGAAACTGCAGGGATTGAAGAACTCTATACTGCTGTTCGGAGTGATGCAGGATGTCCTGATCGAAGAGAGGGACGGAGAGGATTACATAATTTCCGGACACTGCCGGACAATGTGCTGCAGGATGCTGGTAGAGGAGGGACATGAAGAGTTTCGAAAGATAAACTGCAAATATACAAAAGTAAAAGATAATGCACGTAAGAATTTGATTGAGGAAAACTGCATTAACGGTTCGGCAACAAGGGAAAATGACGACGCAATATCAAAGTTGCTTGAACGCCTGTCTGTTATCCAGGCGAACCGGTTTAGGGATAAATCAGACTGGGAGAAGATGCGAGAAGCTCTGGATACCGAGGAGATCATAAAAGAGCTGAAAAACCTTGCTGGACTGAAAGGCAAAACAAGAGACATCGTGAGAGAAACAATCGGAGTATCCGGAACACAGATGGAAAGATACCACGCAGTCCAGAAAAGACTCAGTGCTGAATGGATGGCAGAGTTTGAGGCGGAGAAGATCAACATCACCGTGGCCCGTGAGCTTGCGGATCTGGATGAAAAATATCAGAAACAGGCTATGGAGCACTACATGGAACACGACATCATAACGCAAGCAGAGGTAAGAGCTTTCAAGAAGCTCCAGGAAGACAACAGAGACATTCCGGGACAGTTCACGCTTGCGCAGGCAACCGGGCGGCAGAGACCGCCAGAGAATGAGACACCGGTACAACCAGAATTGCAGATAGAGCGACTGTTTGAAGCATTGAACAAAGGCGAGAGAGAAAGAGTCGTCAAATGCGACACAAGAATGGCTGCATATTTAATCAGCATCAGATACAGAGACGTCAGGATCAGAAATGGACATTTTAATTATCAGACAGGGAAAGAGGGAATCATTTTCAATCCGGACGATACAATGCAGCATACGCTCACATGGAATGAGCTGGCGGAAGAACTGGTGAAAAGATACGGAAAGAAACAGAAGCCGGTGAAAATGGTGTCCATAGATGCACCAGAGAAGCCAGAAAAGAACAATTCATCAGCGCATAGACCAGTGGAACCGGAAAAGAGCTGCTTTTCGGCAGCAGAAGCACCGGACAATAAGCAGCAGGAACATATTGTTGAAGATAACAAAACGCCTGAAAACGATTCTGTTGAAGTCAACAAGATCGCGGAGTGTTCCAGCGACACATTACCGGAAATGAAAAATAACGATCAGCGCAAGGCGTGGCTCAGAGCCTACAAAGACTGGGGACTCTGGTATGAGGATAGAAACATAGGCGTCAAATATTATAAATACGATTTCCAGAACGGAGCACGACTGATTGTGGAAGAATATGCACCGGATCCAGGAGAACAAAAAAGCTGGTGGGTGTCAAGAATGACAGAAACATATTACATGCACCTAGTAGGCGGACCTGAACCGGATCGAGCTGGCGGAGTGCCAAAATGGACATATCATACACGCTATGATAAATTTCCAAACTCAGAAACCGAATTGTGTGAGTTCTTAAAAGGTTTACAGAAGTAGCAGGAGGAATAAAAGATGCAGGAAAAGGCGCTTGTTGCTCACTTAGAGTTACATAAAAAAGTAGTAAAAAACGCCTGGATACTCAGTTACGAGGGCCGCAAGGTCCTTGTGATTGAATTTCAGGAGACTGTCACAGAAGATAAAAGTATTGCGTATATCTTCGCCCTGGCTAAAAGCCTGGTATCAGGAAAAGGCAGCGAAACACTCAGCCCGGAGCTGATGAAGATGGTAAAAGGAACCTATGTCCGGATTCTGGACGAAGAAATGAAGAGGCTTATTGATAATGGAATTAAAATGGAGGGATAGAAAATGGAGAAGACTTGCAAAACCTGTAAAGAAAATGATTGTGGTCTTTGCGATCGCACCGGCCGCCTGGTAGAAGACGACGATCAGTGCGAAAAATGGATGGGCAAACAGACAGACTGGAGAACTAGAATGATGCAAACGTTCCTTGCCGGACATTAAGGAGGGCGAAATGGTCAAAAAACTGTATGAGGTAAGAAACAGATCCGGTGACCTGATATTAGAGAATGCGACAAGCGGAGAAATTAGAGAAGAGCTGCATTGCACAACGGCGCAGGTCAACAACGCCAGAACCTCCGGAGATCACATTTTCGGAGAATACAAAGTAGAGGAGATTGACAGGAAATTAAGCAGAAAGACGGATTTTGACCTGCTGAGAGAATTTGAGTCCGTCTGCGATCAGCTGTTAGGCAGCAGGAAAGGGAAGAAATGAATAAGAGACAGAAAAAGAAACTATACAAGCAGGAAATCGGCAAAAATCCGCCGAAGAAAATGAAGTATTCCGGGAAAAGCTATCACCGGGCAATAAACAAGCCGTGGGGAGGAAAGAAAACGACAGTAAACTACTCCTGGGACTGCGAGAAGCTGAAAGAAATTGCAACACAATTCACAAAAGCATGGGACGGTAACAGAGTAACGATAAAAAAGGCAGCGGATGCACTGATAAAACTGTTTGCAGGCATAGGAATCAACATTTCCGAAGTTCCGGAAAGTTCATACGCAGTAAATACGAGAAATGTGGTAAATACAACAAAAACATTGACAGCACACCGCAGAAAAAGAGGTGAATGGAATTGAACTATGCAACAGCAGAAGCAGAGGACAACAGAGAGAAGATTTTGAAATTTATCGCTAAATACATAAAGCAGCACTGCTATTCACCGGCCATTTATGAGATCGCGACAGATACAGGACTGTCAAAGGCAACAATCAGAAGACATATAACAATGATGCTGGAGGATCACATTCTTGAGACGGAACATCCGGGAGACTCAAGAGCATATCGTATCAAAGGCACAAAAATAGTAATGGTAAAGGAGAAAAAAGACAAATGGAAATGATAATTCAAAATGAAACCGGTAATTTTACACTGCATGTACGGATCTCAGACTCGAAAGAATATGATTTTCTCAAGGATGTGACAGAGCTGGCACGAAAGTATGATTTCGAAAATGATGATTTTGAGATTGAAGATCCGGAAAAGGAAACAGATCAGGTACCGGAGACAACGATTAGCGAAGCTGCAGAAGAATACAAAGGATTTTTACATATTCGTTGCGAAGAATGTGGAGAGACAATCTCGTACAACGCAAAAGAGCCAGAGACACAGCACAAATGTAAGAAATGCGGACACGTAACACAGCTTAGAGCTTTAAAGCCAATGTATGCAGAGTGCAAAGCCTGCGGAAGTTCATGGAAGTACATGACAAACAGAAACACTGCAGAACTGACGCAGGAATGCTTACAGTGCGGAAATTTGATCGACATGGAAATGAACTCACGCCGCACAGCGTATGTAACAAAAACGAAACGGGGGGGGACAAGACCTCAAGGAAGTAGATTCAAAAGGAGAAAATGATGAATAAAGTAATTTTGATGGGACGTTTAACCAGAGATCCGGAAGTGCGCTACGCTTCCGGAGATAACCTGGAAATTGCCAGATATACACTTGCAGTAGACCGGAGATTCCATCGTGACGGAGAAGCAACCGCAGACTTTATCAATTGCGTGACTTTTGGCCGTGCTGCAGAGTTTGCAGAGAAATATCTGCGACAGGGAACTAAAATCGCTGTTTCTGGACGCATTCAGACCGGCAGTTACACGAACCGAGATGGACATAAGGTCTACACAACAGAGATTGTAGTTGAGGAACAGGAATTTGCAGAGGGAAAGAACGCCGGATCCGGCAGCAGTCGCCCACAGCCAGCTCCTGAAACAGATCCAGACGGTTTTATGAATATTCCGGAGGGAATAGAGGAAGAAATGCCGTTTTGATGAGAAAGGAGAAAAATGGACAACAAGGAAGCGAGGATAATCGTAAATCAGCGCAGACAGACACGCTGGTTCAAAGACTATCATACAAATTACAAGAAAAAGCTGGAGGAACACAGAAATGCAGTCATTTCCGAAGCAGAAAAAGAAAAAACGGACTAAAAAGAAAGAACCAGAGAGACCGAGCATCCTACACAGCAGAGAAAGCGGCACTTGTTATCTCTGCATGAAGCTACACAATGATTACAGACGACATCCGGCTCTCCAGGAGCATCACATTTTCGGAGGGTGTCCGAATCGGACACATTCGGGGCATTATGGATTGAAAGTATATCTCTGTAATGTGCATCACCTGGCAGGAACAGGGCCGGAGGCAGTACATTCAAACCAAAAGGTCATGGATATGCTGCATGAAGAGGGGCAGAGAGCTTTTGAAGACCGGTTCGGCAGCAGGGAAGAGTTTATGGAGATCTTCGGAAAAAATTTTATAATGGAGGATTAAAGCCATGATGGACATAGGAGACGTAAAGAAAGTTATTGATAACGTAGCACAGAAGCCATTCCTTTGCAGTGACACTGAGATTGAGACACAGAACGGATACATAATCACAACAAAAGCACATTATGACGAACTTCTAATTGCGAAAAGAAAAGAAATCCCTTGCAGAGTTTCACAGAGAGAGGACGGACTCTGGGAGTGTCCGGTATGCGGAGCAACAGATCAGCATGGACATAACTACTGCGATCAGTGCGGACAGAGACTGGGATGGAAAAATCCATTACAAAATCAGAAAGGGGAATAAAAATGTCAGAAGTGTTCATAAGAAGCCAAAAGAAAAACTGCTTGTACAGATTTGGAGGGAATTGTACATGCATAAGCTACGATAGTATTCAAGGAACGACTGGAGGAAAGAAATACAGAGTATGTATTAATAACGGCGGATTGCATAACGACACGCTTGGGATATACAAAAGCGAAAAACGCTGCATAGAAATTCTTGACGAGATACAAAAAGTGTGCGGATCTTATCTGTACGCAAACGGAGCAACTGGCTTCTTGCAGGGGACAGTAGGGTTTCCGCCAATGGCGGCGAGCATACCGCGTTTATATGAAATGCCAGAAGAATAAAGGAGAGTAGAAATGCCAAACGTGAGACCGCTGAACAGAAAGAAATATAATATATCAAAGAGAGCTTTTCAGACCGCATACAACTATTGCTTGCAGTATACAGAGTGGAAAGAGGAGCTGGCCGTAAAGAGAGACACAAGAGCCGGACAGAATCTGACTGGACAGCCGGGATCACATAACTGTTCTGACTCAACCGCAGACGCAGCCATGGAAGCAGCAGAGATTACACGCAAGATAAAGAAGATCGAAGAGGCAGCCATGGAAGCTGTAGGAAAAGAAAAAGAGCTGTATCCATATCTGCTGTATTATGTGACGACAGAATACTGCACATTCCAAGTGATGAAAGCCAGAGGCATTCCGTGCGAGAGATCGTACTTTTACGAAATGCGTAGGAGGTTTTACAGTATCATAGCAAGGAGGATTAAATGATAGAGTGCAACAAATGTAAAGCACAGGTAAATCTTAAAGTGAAAGAGGAACGTATACCAGGAACGGAGTTGGATGCTCAGTATATTCAGTGTGAAGAATGCAAAAAGAAATATATCGTTTTACTGAAAGACGGCAAGACAAAAGCAATGCTGCTACGCGCTAAGAACATGCAGGCCAGATACAGACGGATGTACGGGAGAAAGAACGTTGCGGAGGTGGAAGCATACAGAAAGCACATGGAGAATTACCAGAGAACAATACAGAGGTATCAGCTGCAGCTGAGAAACAATAACAAGAACCTGATAAAAGACTATCTGTAACTGCGGTACTCGCAGGACAATATAAGTGATATATTGATAGCGTGGTATAAAGATAAACCGCACGATAATTCCCCTCGAGGAGAGCTTGCAAACAGCAGGCTCTCTTTTTGGTTAGGAGGACACAATGACACAGCAGGAGATAGAGTTCGCGAGGTGGTGCGTGGCGAATGATATACACAGGTTCTATGTGTGGGGCAGATGGAAACAGGTCCGGCAGCAGGTGTTGGACATGGATCACAATGAATGTCAGAGGTGCAAAGAGCAGCACAAGTATACTGCAGCTACGACAGTGCATCATGTGAACTATGTCAAACGGCATCCGGAGATGGCTCTGGACATCTGGTATGAATGGCATGGAACCCGTAAAAGAAATCTGATAAGCCTATGCCATGACTGCCACGAGGCGGTGCATGGATACAGGAAAACGAAACGCCAGGAACCGCTGACAGAGGAGCGCTGGGACTGACTCCCCCCCGTCGGAAAATTTGCAATTTTTGGCGGCCGGCCGGAGACCGGTGGGTGGCCTCGACAAATCCGGGAAAAGTCGCGCATGATGAAAAATAAAAAAATAGGGGTGAAAAAATGGCCGAAAAAAAAGCGGATATATTAGAAAGCTTAAAAGAGCAATTGCGAAAAAAACAGGCGGATATATCTGTATTTAATGACCTTTTAGACGACTATATGACCCTCTATGATGTCAAAAAGAAGCTGAAAGCCGATATCAAAAAGCGTGGCGTGACATACGAAACTATGTCCGCAAGCGGCAAGGCGAAGATCGTGAAACAGAATCAATCCGTCAAGGACCTTGTAGCTGTTAACAAGCAGATGCTTATGATTCTGGACAAGCTGGAACTGACAACAAAAGAAACGATCAAGGGGGATGATGATGAGGAATTGTGATCCACGTATTGAGGCGTTCATGGAAGCCGTCGAGTCTGAGAAGATCAGGTCTTCCAGGGATGTTAAAGCGCTGGTATCACATGTCCGAAAATGTTTTGAAACCGAAGACATATATGTAGACAGCGAGCAGTTGACGAAATACATCGGGATCGCTAAGTATTTCCCGTTCGAAACGCTGTTTCCCTGGCAGATCTTTGTAGTAGGACTACATGATTGTACATACTGGAGAGTGTCAAAAACACCGCGCTGGCCGGATCTGTTCTGTATGTTAGGACGAGGAGCCGGAAAAGACGGTACGATCGCCTGGGAAGCTGCCTGTTTGGTAAGTCCGTACAACGGAATCCGCGCATATGACGTTGATATATGCGCAAACAACGAGGACCAGGCACTGAGACCGCTGAAAGATGTGGTTGAGGCCCTGGAAATGCCAGAACATACAAAAAAACTGAAAAAGTTTTACAAATGGAGTTCTGAAAAGGTTGTTGGTATAAAAACAAATTCAACGATTCTGGGAAGAACGAACAACCCGTCCGGAAAAGACGGTATGCGTTCGGGCTTGGTGGTATTTAACGAGATACACCAGTACCAGGATTACAAGAATATCGAGGTATTTACGACAGGTTTAGGAAAGAAACCACATCCGCGCCGGTCCTATTACACAACCCAGGGAGACGTAAGAGAGGGACCTCTGGACGATATTATTGAAACAGCGGAGGAGATCCTTTTCGGAGATATGCCGGATAACGGCCTGCTGCCGTTTATCTGCCGCCTGGACAGCAAGGAAGAAGTACACGACGAAAAGAACTGGGAGAAAGCAAACCCATCCCTGCCGTATCTTCCGACGCTTATGGGCGAGATCCGGAAAGAATACCGGGATTGGCTTGTACATCCAGAACGCCTCTCCGCGTTCATGACGAAGCGAATGAACATTCCGTCAGGATCAGTCGAGATAAAAGTCTGTTCGTATGAAAAAATTAAGCTCACAAACAGAGAAATCCCGGATCTGGACGGACGGATCTGCACATGCGGAATTGACTTTTCAAAGATCACGGACTTTGTTTCCGTGAATTTGCATTTCAGAGACGAAAATAACCGGTATGACATCAATCATTCCTGGTTATGCAAACAGTCAAAGGATATTCCGAGGATAAAAGCGCCGCTTGCAGAGTGGGAAAGAAGAGGACTATTGACGATTATTGACGACGTAGAAATACATCCGGAGGTAATCGTTGATTATATCCAGCTTGCAATGACGCAGTATTGCATCAAGGGCGTCGCAATAGACGATTTCCGTTACGCATTGCTGGCAGGAGCGCTCAGAGAGATCGGATTCGACGCAAAAGTATACAAAAACCTGAAACTTGTAAGGCCGTCGGATGTCATGAGAGTCGCGACAGTAATAGATAGCTGCTTCGCGAATAATTATTTCATCTGGGGCGACAATCCGGTCCTTAGATGGGGAACGAATAACACGAAGATGGTCCAGTACGGAAGAAAGCCAGGGAAAAAGGATGATGCAGACATAGGAAATTATGTGTACGGGAAAATTGAAGCGAAAAGCAGAAAGACAGACCCGTTCATGGCACTTGTCGCATCTATGACCATAGAGGACATGATCCCGTATGCAGCAGCTGCAGAGCTGCCAGACATCGGCGTAATGATTTATTGAAAGGAGGTGAGGCAGAAATGGGGTTTTCATTCCGAAACCTGATCCGGGGAAAACCAGATCAGGAAGAAAAAGAACCCGAACAGTCAATTGAAAATGTTGAACGTTTCGAAATTACAGACAATCCGATTGAAAACATAGTAGCAGAGATATATCTGAGAGAACTTGCTTTTCAAAGAGCAATTCAGATCATTGCGAAACTGCTTGCGAAATGTGAGATTCGTACATTCCTAAATAGTGAGGAGATATTCCGGGACGAATACTACGTCTGGAACATTGAACCGAACCGAAATCAAAATAAGCAGCAGTTTTTTGACAAGCTGGTTGAAAAGATGTTCCGCAACAATGAGGCCCTGATCGTTGAGGGTATAGACGGACAGATCTATGTGGCGGACTCTTTCTGCACGAACAGAAATGCATTGTATGGGAATACATACAGCCAGGTTACTGTTGATGATTATACGTTTTTACGGACATTCAGATCGGCGGACGTTATGTACTTAAAGCCGAACTGGAAAAATGTAAATACAGTGCTGCAGGGACTATATGGATCTTACTCGAAACTGATCCAGTATGGTTCCAAGAATTTCCTGAAATCTCATGGATCAAAAGGGATTCTGGACATATCGACAGTAGCGCAGAACTCAAAGAATTTCAGCAAAGACCTTGAAAAATTGATGAATGAGTATTTCAAGACGTTTTTCGAAAGTGAAAACGCAGTGCTGCCGTTATTTGACGGTTATACATTCACTGAGGCGAAAAACGCAAAGAATTACAACGAGACAACGACGCGAGATATCAAAGCACTGTATGATGATATATTTGATTTTACGGCGCGTGCGTTCGGAATCCCGCCGTCAATTCTGAAAGGCAATGTACAGGACAACAGCAAGGCAATAGACGAATTGCTGACCGTTACACTGGATCCGCTTGCAGAGTCCCTGGCAACAGAGATCAATCGCAAGCGCTACGGAAAAGCAGTCCTGAAAGGCAGCAGATGTATGGTTGATACGTCGCATGTTAAGCATGTAGACCTGTTTAGCAATGCAACTCAGATCGACAAGCTGGTGCAGTCCGGAACACATACGATCAACATGATCTTGCGTGCGCTGGGACAGCCGCAGATCAACGAGGACTGGGCGGATCAGCATTTTATCACAAAGAACTATGGAACCGTTCAAAATGTTTTACAGGATATAGAGGGAGGTGGAGAAAGTGCCAAAGATGGAAACACAGAATAAAACTAATTTCTGCTTTAAGCAGGCGGCAGATCCGGCGACGCATCTGCTTTACATCTATGATGATGTGTCTGCCTATGGCGAATTTGACTGGAAAACCTGGTCATATGCAGAAAGCGAGACATCTGCGAAGTATTTCCGCGATCAGCTGGCCGCAATCCCGGCAGAGCACACGATTGAGTTGCATATCAACAGTAATGGCGGATCTGTAAAAGAGGGTGTTACAATTTACAACCTTTTAAAGCAGTCCGGAAGCCATGTAAAAGGAATCGTGGACGGCGTTGCATATTCCGTCGCGTTCGTTATATTGCAGGCGTGTGATGAAAGAATCATGGGAGTAGGAACAACAGCTCTGATTCATGAGCCATGGGTTACAGCATCCGGAAACGCCAGGGAACTGAGAAAGACAGCGGACGATCTGGACGTGCTTACAGCAAGCAATCGCAAGATCTTCCTAGAACGCTCGAATCTGGATGAACAGCAGCTCGCGGACATGATGACCGCAGAAACATTCCTGACACCGGAGGATTGTCTGCAGTACGGCCTGATCGACAAGGTAGAAGATTACGGACATGCTCCGGAGGACGATACAACCAGAGAGGAGATGCAGAAACGTCTCCAGGAAGTTGTGCAGCATATGAATGACACAAAGTCATTCAGAGAACAGTTGAAACTTATGCAGAGCAGCCAGAAACCGCCAGCAGATCCAAAAGAGCCACCACACACACTGCAGGGATTCTTGCAGGGATTCAAAAAAGGAGAATAAAATGAAAAACAGAGATTTTATCGCGTTGAAAAGAGGGGAAATCCTCAACAAAATGAATGCAGCAGTTGCAGCAAATGACGCAGAAGCGTTTACAGAGGTGTTCCTGGAACTCTGCCAGGATATTGAACAGAACGTGCTGGAAGAAGCCAAAGAGCTGATGAACCAGAACGATGTGAACGTGCTTGCACAGAGAGGCGTTCGCCAGCTCACAAGCGCAGAAAGAGAATACTACGAAAAAATCATTGATGCAATGAAATCCCAGGATCCGAAACAGGCACTCAATAACATCGAGACTGTTTTCCCGGAAACAATCATCAATTCTGTTTTCGATGAACTTACAACAAATCACCCGTTACTGGCTAAAGTGAATGCAACAACTGTTTCCGGACTCACAAGAATGATGATGAACACAAACGGAGAACAGAAAGCAGCATGGGGAAAACTTACAAGTAAGATCATTGAGGAACTGACATCCGGATTCAAGGAAGTGGATGTAACTCAGGACAAACTTAGCGCATTCTTGCCAATTTCTAAAGCTATGCTGGATTTAGGACCGGCATGGTTAGATAAATACGTGCGTGAGGTACTCACAGAAGCCCTTGCAAATGGACTGGAGTATGGAATCGTAAACGGAACCGGAAAAGATCAGCCAATCGGAATGACTCGCCAGGTAGGAGACGGGGTGACAGTTGTATCCGGGGAATATCCGGAGAAAGAACCGATCAAGATCACTGCTATGAACATGATCCAGCTTGGAAACATTACATCAATCATGGCACGAAACAGCAAAGGCCAGGCAAGAGTAGTCAGCAACCTGATTATGCTTGTAAATCCGGTAGATTACTGGAAAAGAGTGCTCCCGGCAACTCGCGCAATGACTCCGGACGGCGTATACGTTTCAACACTTCCAATTCCGGTAGAAATTATTCAGTCAGCAGCAGTTAAAGAGGGAACAGTCACATACGGCATGGGAGACAAGTATTTCCTTGGAGTCGGCATGGCTAAAAACGGAAAAATCGAATACTCTGACGAGTACAGGTTCCTGGAAGACGAAAGAGTCTATCTTATCAAAGCATACGCTCACGGATTCGCCCTGGATAATAATGCTTTTGTCGTTCTTAACATCGAAAACCTGCAGCCGGTTCGCTTCGAGGTAGTAAGCAAAGTAGAGGAACACGTAGACAATGCACTTTTAGCAGACTTAAAAATCGGCGGTCTGACACTGACTCCGAAGTTTGACGCAAGTACAGAAAGCTACACTGTTACAACAACCGCCGCAACAAATACAATCACTGCATTCCCGGAATCAGCAACCGCAGACATTGAGATCAAAGTAGGAGCAACACAGGTGACAAACGGCGGAAAAGCAACCTGGAACAGTGGATCCAATACAGTAACCGTTAAAGTAACAGATGGAGAGCAGACAAAGACCTATACTGTAACCGTCACAAAAGAATGATGAGGTGAAATGCTATGTCAGAAAATGAGCTTTCAACACTTCTCGAAGAGGTCAGAAATTACCTGGACATCACCTGGGACGATCCGAAAGGAGACGAAAAACTCATAGGGATGATAAAGCGCGGCATGGCATCATTATCCGGAGTGTTAGGAGAGTGTGATTTCCTGGGGGACACCCAGGAAAAAGCACTCCTTTTTCAGCTGGTAATGTATGAACGCTCTGGAGAACGGCAGCAGTTTTGGATAAATTATAAAAGTGAGATCATAAGCCTGCAGATAGCGAAAAAGGTGGATGAATATGCCGAGGATCAAAAACAAACAGTTTGAAACCTTTACAGACGGAGTGCTGAGTATCTGCAATGTAGAAGAAAGAACAATCACATACACAAAACTGAAAGGCATACGTTTCGGAAGCCGTACGATCGGAGAACGGCGTTATTTTGACGCGCAGACAGCAGGAAACAAGCTGTCAAAGCTCTTGAGCATTCCGGCGGAAGTTTTGAACCGGGAAAACATAGAAGTCCTGGACGTGGTTGTTATTGACTCTCAAAGTGGATGGCTCTGGGATCCTTTTGATTTCGAAAGAGATGAAATAAACGAACACAATCCGGCTCAATACAAAATCGTACAGATTCAGGAGAAATTTGATGCCACACCGCCTGCAGTATATTTGTCACTGGAAAAAATTGTGCAGCTTTACACAGACAGGAGACCGGATCGTGAGTAACAGCATCAGAATTGATGATCTGGCAGCAGAGATCAATAGCCTCGTTGAAGACTACGGAAAACATTGCGCTGCGACAACAAAAGAATGCGTGAACAATGTAGCAAAAAGGACAGTTGCAAAGCTGAAACAAAATTCTCCGGTAGCAACCGGAAAATACAAAAAAGGATGGAAGAAGACCGTAGTAAAAGAGAACGCTACAAGCCTGATCGTGGCGATCCACGATACAAAATACTCCCTGGTGCATCTGCTGGAGAAAGGACACCAGAAACGGGGCGGAGGAAGAGTGGCAGCAATTAAACATGTAGAGCCTGCGGAACAGGCAGCAATTGCAGAACTGGAAAAGGAGATCGCATCAAAGTTATGATGTCAGCTGAACAGATCAAAAACATGTTAAGCGAGGTGGGACTGCCTTATGAGTACGATCATTTTACAACTCATAACTGGATAGAACCGCCTTTTCTCGTGTGGAGGATTCCAGAGAGCGACAATTTTGCCGCAGACGGAATCACATATGTAAAAATCGACGTCCTGAACATTGAATTATACTCAGACATTAAAGACTGGAATAATGAGAAAAAAGTTGAGGATATTCTTGAAAAGTACGGCATTGCATACCAGAAGACAGAATCATATCTTGAGTCTGAAAAAATGTATGAAGTCCTGTACGAAATGGAGGTATAAAAATGTCTAAGAACAAAGACAACAAAGTTAAATATAACATTAAAAATGCACATTATGCAGTACAGAAAGAAGACGAAGAGGGGACAATTTCATTCGAAACTCCGGTACCGATTAAAGGTGCCGTATCCGTGTCATTTGATGCAAACGGAGATATAACCCCGTTCTATGCCGATGGAATCCAGTACTATGTATCCGCTGCGAATAACGGATACGAGGGCGATGCGGAATTTGCACTGATTCCGGATCAGTTTAGAGAGGATATTCTGAAAGAACAGAGAGACGAAAAAGGCGTGCTGCATGAGGTTTCCGACTCTGGAGATACACAGAAATTTGCATTCCTGTTCGAATTTGACGGAGACCAGAAAGCGACCAGAAGAGTGCTCTATAACTGCACCGCAACAAGACCGTCAATCGAATCAGAGACAAAAGAAGAGAATGTTGAACCGGGAACAGAGACAATTACGATCAGCAACAGTCCGCTGGCAAATGGCCGCGTAAAAGCTCAGACAACCGTTGACACAGACAAAACAGTATACGACGGATGGTATAAGACTGTATACTATCCAGAAACTATCACGGCAGCAACTCAGGCATCTGGTAAGAAAGTAACAGTGGGAAAACAAAGATGATTAAAACAATCAACATTGACGGGAAAGATGTGCTTTTTGCAGCAACTGCAGCAATTCCGAGAATTTACCGCATCCAGTTTCACAGAGATGTTTTTCAGGACATGGCAAAAATTGAAAAGTCCGTGAAGAAATCCCAGGACAACCAGAAAGAAAACGAGGTGTCCGAGTCGGACATCCCTATTGAAGATTTAGAGATGTTCGAAAACGTAGCTTTCGTGATGGCAAAACATGCAGCACAGAAAAAAGGCCAGGAGTTTCCTGAGGATGTCTACGACTGGCTGGATCAGTTCGACACATTCTCTATTTACGAGATTCTCCCGGAGATTGTAAAACTCTGGAATCTTAATACACAGACACAGGCAGAAGCAAAAAAAAACTTCGACCAAGTAGCCGGGAAATGACAACAGCGCTATTCCTCCTTAGATGCGCACAGACCGGAATCAGCATCCAGGATTTAGACCTGCTCACAGTAGGTCTGGTCCTGGATATTTTTACGGAAAAAATCAACGACGACTATAAGTGGCCAAAGATGGCAACACAGGAGGATATGGACAGATTCTAAGGGCGGAGGTGATAATGCTTGTCCAAAGGCCGCGACATAAGGGGACTCACTATTGAGATCGGCGGCGATACCACAGGACTACAAAAATCACTTAAAAATGTAAATACAGAGATCAAGACAACACAGGCGCAGCTAAAGGACATAAACAATCTTTTAAAGCTGGACCCGACGAACACAGAGTTACTGCAGCAGAAGCAGAAAGCTCTTGCAGATGAGATCAGCAGCACAAAAGAGAAGCTGGAAGCCTTAAAGACTGCAGAACAGCAGGCGCAACAGCAGTTTGTGGAGGGGAAGATTTCCCAGGAGCAGTATGACGCTCTCAAACGAGAGATCATAGCAACAGAGGAAAGTCTGAAATCCCTGGAGACAGAGGCAAAAAATGCGCCTACTCAGATGCAGCAGTCTATTGATGGACTGAATACAAAAATAAAGACAACACAGACAGAACTCAAAGAAATTGACAAGCTGTTAAAGCTGGATCCGACAAACACGGAACTGCTGCAGCAGAAACAGAGAGCGCTGTCTGATGAAATTGGAAATACAAAAGACAAGCTGGAACTCCTGAAAAGACAGGAGCAGGAAGTACAGCAGCAGTTCGCGGAGGGAAAAGCCTCTCAGGAACAGTACGACGCGCTCAAGCGTACAATTATAGAGACAGAAGAAAGTTTGAAGTCTCTTGAGAATACAGTCGGATCAGGATCTGCAAAACTGGCCCAGATTTCCACGGAAGCCGGGAAAATAGGGGAGAACCTGACAACCGCAGGAGAAAAAATGCTCCCGGTTACGGCGGCGATTACCGGAATCGGAACCGCTGCGGTTAAAACGGCAGCAGACTTCGATAGTTCGATGTCGAATGTAGCTGCTATTTCTGGATCCTCTGCAGAGGATATGGATAAGCTGCGAGAACGTGCGCGAGAGATGGGCGCACAGACAAAATTCTCCGCAAAAGAAGCCGGAGACGCTATGGGTTACATGGCCATGGCAGGATGGGACGCACAGCAGATGTACGACGGCCTCCCAGGAATCATGAACCTTGCAGCAGCCAGTGGAGAAGATCTTGCAACGACATCGGACATCGTAACGGATGCACTTACTGCGTTCGGAATGGAAGCAGAAGACAGCTCGCATTTTGCGGACGTATTAGCGCAGGCATCGTCCAGCGCAAACACAAATGTCGCCTTAATGGGAGAAACATTCAAATACATTGCGCCGGTCGCGGGCGCGCTTGGATATAGTGCCGAAGATGCGGCGGTTGCTATTGGTCTTATGGCTAACAGCGGAATTAAAGCGTCTCAGGCAGGTACGCAGCTGCGATCGTCCTTGACGAATATGATTAAACCGTCAAAGGATGTCGGGGACGCAATGGAAAAATGGGGATTCTACGCGACGGAAGCTGCCACAACAATAGACCAGAGCAAAATTGACAAGCAGATGGTCAGAGTGCAAAAAGCATCTCTGGCAGCAGAAAAAGCACAGCAGAAATACAATGACGCTGTTTCAAAATATGGGGCAGACTCAACAGAGGCGTCAAATGCAGCGGCCACACTGGAGATAAAACAGACAGAGCTTGCAAATGCGAATGAAACCCTGTCTCAGCTGCAGGAGGGAACAACTGCGAATGTAAGACTGTATAACAAAGCGTTGCAGAACGAAGACGGCAGTATGAAGTCGTTGCGCGAAACCATGGATTTTTTGCGTGAAACCATGGGCGGAATGACAGAAGCAGAACAGACGCAGGCAGCGACGGCCATTTTCGGAAAAGAAGCCATGAGTGGAATGCTCGCGATCATCAATTCTTCGGATGAAGATTATCAGAAACTTATTAAGAACATTGATAATTGCGACGACGCAGCTCAAAACATGGCGGAAACCATGCAGGACAACCTCTCTGGACAGATTACAGCTTTACAGAGTGCTCTGCAGGAGTTGGCAATTGCGTTCGGTGAGATTTTAATGCCGTATATCAGAAAAGCAGTTTCAGTGATCCAGGATTTCGTGAAGAAGCTAAACGGAATGAGCGAGGGACAGAAAAAGATAGTCGCGACAATTGCGCTGATTGTGGCCGCGATCGGACCGTTGCTCATAATGATCGGGAAAGTTGCGACCGGAATATCTGCAATTACGGGACTGTTTTCTAAGATGAAAACATTGACAACGATAACGAGCATACTTGGAAAAGTAAAAGGAGCTTTTACAGCTCTGTTCGGCGTTATAGCTGCAAACCCGGTTATCGCAGTCATAGCCGCGATCGTAGCCGCGCTAGTGCTGCTGTACACAAAATGTGAATGGTTCCGTGACGGTGTAAATGCTGTTGTACAAAAGATAGTATCATTTTTCACCGAGACAATACCGCAGGCATGGAGCACATTAATGGAATTTCTCTCAGGAGTTCCGGAATGGTGGTCCGGGATCTGGCAGCAGGTATCGGATTTCTTTGTAGGAATCTGGAATGGGATCATAACATTCTTTACGGTAACAATACCGCAAGCCTGGGATAGTGTTGCTACATTCTTTGCAGGCATTCCGGCGTGGTGGTCTGGAATCTGGCAGCAGGTATCAGATTTTTTTACGAACATCTGGACAACCATGATGCAGAATCCGGTTATATCCGGAGTCGTAACAACGATCACAACATTGTGGCAGAATGCAGTCACTACACTGCAGGGAATCTGGCAAGGTCTTGTCACTATTGCGCAGGGCGCCTGGGAGTTGCTGAAAAATACAATTCTCGCGCCGGTCATTTTACTGATCGACCTGGTAACAGGAAACTTCGAGAAGTTAAAAACAGACGCAACAAACATCTGGACAAACATCCAGAACGCTGCAAAGACAATATGGACCGGTATCAAGCAGGTAATTTCAACACTTGCGCAGGGACTTGTTACTGCAGTAACAACGATGTTCGCAGGATTCAAGAACACCTTATCACGGATCTGGACCGCTGCATCTCAGGCAGCGTCAAAAGCCTGGACATCAATCAAAAATTTTGTTGTAAACGCGGCAGAAAATTTGAAAGAGAGAGCATCAGACTCAATTCAGACTCTGAAAGAGAATGCGTCAGAATACTGGGACAATATCAGGTCAAACACTTCGGAAACCTGGCAGAATGTCAAGGAAACCGTTATAGACTACGCGAGAAACATGAAAGACTCAGCAGTAGAAACATTCAGAAGCGTAGTATCAGGAATATCCAGCGCACTGTCTGGCGTGTATTCAGCAGTCGTGAATGGATTCTCCGGAGCAATCGGTTACATTACAAGCCTGCCAGGACAGGCGATCAGATGGGGGCAGGATTTCGTGAACGGAATCGCAAACGGGATCCGCAGCTGCATAGGAAATGTCACATCTGCAGTATCAAGTGTAGCCAACACAATCAGATCATGGCTGCATTTCTCAAGACCGGATGAGGGACCGTTGCATTATTATGAAGACTGGATGCCAGACTTTATGCAGGGACTCGCAATCGGAATTGAAAAAAGCCGTGGACTGGTAACGGATGCAATGAAAGACGTACAGATGAGTCTGCAACTGGATACAAGCTCACTGAAAGACGCAAGTGATCCGAGCAAAACGGATTTCGCTGGAATTACCGGCATGTTAACACAGCTCATCCAGGTAATGAGCGCCGGACAGGATATTTATTTTGACAACCGCGAATGGGCTGGAAAACTTGCTCCGGCGATCAATAATGAACTTGGAAGAATAGCAAGGGAGGCAGCTTACAGATGAACAATGTATTGACAATAAAAGCAACGATCACTGTTGAAAGTTCTGGGAAAGTTATAGATACATTAGCAGACTGGGGCTGCGCAATTGGAAACAATGATTACATCGGGGAACCGGAGGTAGAGACGTATTTCATCGACGTCCCAGGAACTGACGGTTTCCTGGACGGATCAGAAGCGATCACAGGCAGACCGGTATATAAATCAAGAGAAATTGATATTCTGTTCGGCGGTAAGAAGCCGCGCGAAGACTGGGACAGCTTTATTTCAAACATTCGAAACAGACTGCATGGGAAAAACATAAGGATAACATTTTCGAACGATCCGGCATATTATTGGC